AAAGACTTCGTCAAACGAAATTTTAGAACTCTCAAAGAGAGATACCGCGACCGTACCGCAAGTATTTTATATGCATACATGTATTTATAATATCTGTAAAGTATCAAATAATATCTGTATTGTTCCTTCTTAGACAGTGGATGGATCATCATAGACGTGCATTGTTGGCACATTCAAGAAGAAAAGAAATGAGAAATCAGTGCCAATACTACAATATTTAAAATTTAATATTGAGTTATTAGCACAAATATCTGCATATCGACGCACTGTTGAGACCAAATCAAACATCTCTGTATCAGAACCATCTTCACTAGTACCATAAACAGTATTAAAAGGATCTGAAATTTCAAATCTATAATTATTGTACATGGGTAATAGTGTTGACAGACCTGCTTGAGAATTTTGATCTGTTAAAGCGACACCTCCCAAACCGCTACCATAACGTGGTAAGCCGTTTGCGAAAGTGTTAAATAGACGCATTTCTGAGTCCGTAGTTCCTGCAAAATTTAATGCAATTCGATTATCAATATTTGCACTTGTAATGGGCGTAATCAAACGCTCCAAGCGCACTGAATGCGAATTGTGTGGTCCCACATCTGTATTATAATGCCAGATCATGGATCCTCGTCTTCCAACATAACATGGTTCTAACCATGTGTATGGAATACGATTCACAAAATTAAAATTTGAAGTTCCAACACCCACAATGTCATCAGCAGTGTTAATCCCTAATGGATCAAACCCCCAAGAAGGAGGGATCCTGCTCTGCGCTGCATGCAATATAGTATATGCATCAGTCACACCTAGCTCTTGTGGTTGCACATAAGCAAGTGTGGAGCGTCGTAATAATGTTCTCAATGAAGTCAACGACTCACCGAAATTAACAAGAAAACGATTAGGATCTGAACCAGCTGGAGTCCCAGCAGTAATAGCTAGTGACCTTGATTCCACTTCTGATTGCACAGGAAAGATAGATCTCTTATCTAAGAAATCAGTTGGATTCGCAAATTCAAAGTTCTCAGCTGCACGAACATGCACCATGACATCTAATGTAGCAGCTGTCACCGGTGCTGTAAGTTCATTCAACACACGTAGTGTTAAAGTACCATTTGAATATGCTGGATTATGCTCAAAAGCAAAAGCCGAAGTATACCACCAATCAAAAATCCCTCCACGAGAAGGTTGTGATTGTCGAGTTCTCAACCAAGGCAAAGCTTGCATGTAGGGGATACGGATAGAAACTTCATCAGTTTCTGAAATATCCACAATTTGATTGAAAACAGCAGTGGTATTATCAGCAGTGCTAATAATATCACCTGTAGGATCCCACGAAATTCTTACACGACCACGATGGTATGGCGATTTGATAAATTTAAAAGTATAAATTAAATCACCTCGCCAATGCCAAAATAGGAATTGCAAGTGTCCCATAGGTGTGGAATCACACTTTGATGAATCACCTAATGAATTGTAATCATTCATTAATGGTAAAACTGTTGTTGAGAACTTTAAATCATCCTTGGCATCAGTGTTCGTCCATGCAAACTGAGTCAAATAAGAATCTCTAGTAACTAGAGATTCAAT